CGCGTGGCCGACGTGTTGGCCCTGGGCGCCAACGCCAGCAACACCAGCGTGACCGGCTTGGCGCAAGCCCTGAGCTACGCCGCGCCACTGGCCAACACGCTGGGCCTGTCGCTGGAAACCACGGTGGCCATCATTGGCAAGTTTGCCGATGCTGGCATTGATGCCAGCCGGGCGGGCACGGCGCTTAACGCCATCATGGCGCAGTTTGCCGACCCGGCCAGCAAGTTCCGCGCAGAGCTGTCAAACGCTGGCATTACCACCACCAATTTTGAGCAAGCGTTGCGCCAGTTGGCGGCCGCCGGGCCAGCCGGGTCAAAAGCCATCAACGCGGTAGGCACTGAGGCTGGCCCGGCGCTGCGCGCGTTGCTCAATCAAGGCATTGGCGCACTCGATGACCTGAAAGGCAAGCTTGACAACGCCGCTGGCAGCGCCGCCAAGACCGCCGCCGTGATGGAGGGCAACCTCAATGGGGCCATGAAGGGCATGAGCAGCGCCTGGGACACGGTTAAAAACGCACTGACGACACCCGTGCTGCCCGTGCTGACGCAGGGCATGAATGACCTGGCTGCGGCATTCAGGGGCATGGTGAATGGCGGCACGGTAGCCAGGTTTGGTGCGGCCATTACCACCGCCTTTGAGGGCGCCATCAAGTGGGTGAAAGCCTTTGCCGCTGAGGCCGACTTTGGCGCGCTGGCCACGCGCATGCAGGCCTTTGCCACAGACACACAGGCGGCGTTTACCAAGCTGGGTGAGTACGCCACCAATGCGGGCAACATGGTCAAAACCGCTTACGGTGTGATGAGCGCCGGGGTGGACGCTGTGCTGGTGGTGGTGTACGGCCTGGGGGAGGCGTTCTCAGGCGTGGCCAGCAATATACAGAGCGGGCTGGCACTGCTGCTGCAGGGCTTGGCCAAGATCACCTTTGGTGGCGTGTCAGAGTCCTTCAAGCAGGCCGCTGCAGAGGTTAAATTGTCTGCTGAGGCCACATGGGCCGCCAGTGAGGCGTTTGCGGCCAAGGGGCAAAAGGCGTTTGAGGGCATGGCCGCAGGCGCTGAGACAGCGCGCGACGGCTGGGCAGGTCTGACAGGAGACACCGCTGCGGCCAGTGCGCAAGCCAGCACCAGCGCGCCCGTGTTCAAGGCCATGGCTGATAACTTGACGGGTGTGGGCAATGCCGCTTTAGATGCAGGCAACAAAGCCAAAGACAGCGGCGACAAGCAGCAAGCCGCCGCCCTTGCCGCCAAAGACGAGGTGGCCGCCCTGCGCCTGGAGTACGAGGCCGCCGTGGCCACCGGTAACTGGCATCTGGCGGTTGAAAAATTGCAAGCCCTGTCAGGCGCAGCCAACACCGCAACAGCCAGCATCGCCGATCTTGAAAAGCAGGCCGCAGAAAAAGCCGCCGCCATTGCCGCGTCGTTTGAGCGCATGGGCATCAAGACCAAGGAAAACCTAGCCACCATAGCCATCACTGCAAGGCAAGACTTTGAGCTGGTTAAAGAAAGCGGTCAAGCCACAGCAGAAGGGCTTCAAACAGCCTTCAAAAAATACGCCGAGGCTGCCATTGCCGCCAACGGTGGTGTGGCCACCGAGGCCATCAAGAGCGAAGCCGCCATGCGTGGCCTGCAAGTCCAGACCGACAGCACCGGCAAAAGCATTGTGAATTCCATGGGCAGCGCATCTACTGCCACACAGCAATTTGGCGGGCATGTACGCGCCACCACAGAAGACATCAAGCGGCAAGCTGATGTCTTGAAGATTTTGCAGGCCATGGCAGACCGCTCAGCTGCACCAAGGTCGAATCGAGACAAGATTGATGAAGAAAACCCCTACGGTAAAACGTCTGATGGCTTGACGGCTAATCAGGACGGGGCAGCCAAAGGCACGTTCAACAACACGCTGCCAACTGATCTTGCGTACAGGGTAAAAAATGCAGTTGACACCGGGCAAACGATTAGCTTGACACAGGCAGAGCTAAATACAGCCAAAACACAAGCCAGGAACGCGCTGAACTTTTTGCAGGAAATGAGCAAGTTGTCAGCAGGCGCAGTGTCGGTGCAGGCATTGCAAGATGCACAGGCGCTGGTGAATGCCACCAACACTGGCCGAGTAACCGTCACTGACGCAAAGGCATCAACCACCACCCCCGCCAAAACCTACACCGTGAACATCAACATGGGCGGCACCCGCACCGCCATCAACACCAGCAGCGACGCGGATGCGCAAGCCCTGATCGCCGCCCTCAAACGCGCCCAACAAACCGCAGCTTAAAGCCATGGCCATCACCCTGACCCACACCGCAAGCGCCACCACAGTGACGCTGCCCGATGCCCTGAACTGGGCCGATGAATACACCTGGAGCCCGGTGCAGCAAGCCAAAACCTACACCACCACCGGCGCGCTGCTGATTGAAGAAGGCGTTAAGCAGGCAGGCAGGCCGATCACCCTGGAGGGCAGTGCAGACACCAGCTGGTGCACCCGCGCCCTGGTTGACCAACTGCACGCCTGGGCGCACACCGCAGGCATCACGCTCACCCTGACGCTGCGCGGCGTGGCCCACAGCGTGACCTTTGACCACGAACGCGGCGCGCTGCAAGGCCTGCCTGTGCTGTTTTTTGAAGATGCTGCCATTGCCAGCGACGACTGGTATGTGCCTACCCTGCGATTTGTCGAACTGTAAAAACCGATTGAAAGGCAATCCCATGGAATTTGTCAACACCCCCGGCCCCACACGGCCCCTTACACCCCAAGCCGTGGTGCTGCTGGACCCCGCCACAGGCCTGCCCTATGCCGCTGGTGGTGGCGCCGCCATCGACTCCACGGGCGCATCCTTCAATCCTGATGCCTGCAGCCATGCTTACGGCTATGCTGCGGGTTTGCTGGTGACAGATGCCGCCACCAACGGCGCAAACACATGGATAAAAACATACAGCTACACAGCAGGCGTGCTGACTGGTGAATCCAAGTGGGTGAAGCAATGAGCGGGCTTAATTTAGCGCAATTGGCAGCGCATGGTTTTGCCAAGCTCACCGGCGCCCAGCGCGTTGCAGGCGCAAATGCCCCAGTAGCGGTCGATGCAAACGGCTCCATCGTGATGCCCGACGGGACACTGTTGCGTAACGCGATTAACAACAACATCGGCACCCCCGGCTTTGCCGGTTTCGGCCAAGGCATTTGCCCCGCCGTGCCCATGGGTTACACCCCCATGCCTGGCTGCACCGATACCCTGAGCGCCAACTACGGCAGCTACCAGTACAGCGACGGCAGTGTGATGATCTGGATCCCCGCGTTTTACTTTCGCCTGGGCCACGCCAACAACCCGACCTATGGCGTGTACGCGGCCAACAGCGTCGACGTAAAACCCCTGAGTGCCTACCCAGACGAGGCTACGGCAGCGTCTGACAGCTACTACCTGCACCGCGCCTTCATCAACGGCGGCACCAACCAGCCCGGCTTTTTCCGCGACAAATACGACTGCAGCAACAACGCGGGCACCTGCTCCAGCATCGCCAATGCCATGCCCATCGTCAGCGGCCCCAGCACCGGCCAGCTTGGCTTTGCCACCCTGACCGGCGCACCCGCCAATGCCTACTACGGTGCCATTGCCGCCGCCAAAACACGCGGCGCGCTGTTTGTGCCCGAGACCATCTTCATGGCCGACGCCATCACGCGCCTATCAGAGGCCCACGCGCAAGCCAGCACCAGCGCCACCTACTGCGCCTGGTTTGATGCCGCGCGTGTCACCAATTACCCCAAGGGCAACAACAACAATGCCCTGCGCGACGCCAACGACACCAGCGTGATCTTCACCACCGCCGGGGCCAGTGGCGCACCCAACATGGCGCTGGCGGGCAGTGGCGTGCCGTTTGCCAAGACCACCCACAACGGCCAGGCCTGCGGCATTGCTGATGTGGCAGGCAACATCTACAAAATCAACCCAGGCTTGATGTGCATTGCCCTTGGCAAAACCATCACCGGCGCCACCCAGGCCAACCCGGTTGCGCTCACCGTCGCCGCGCATGGCTACACCACAGGTAATGTGGTGCAAATTGATAGCGTGGAAGGCATGACGCAGCTCAACGGCAAGCTGTACACCATCACCGTGACCGATGCCAACACCATCACACTCAATGCCGTGGATGGCACCGCCTTTACCGCCTACACGTCGGGCGGCATCACGACCAAGGGCGTGTTTTATGCGCTCAAGACCAGTGTGGACATCGCTGCTGTCACAGCAGGCACCACCCTGGCCACCGACCACTGGGGCGCCACGGGTGCAGCCGCACAGTTTGATGTAATCACGCCCAACTTTGCCACCACCTACCCCAACAACGCCTACGCCCAGCGCTATGGCAACGCAGCCAACCAGGTGTTTGCCTGGGACACCGCCGCCAACCGGTTGTTGTCAATGCTGGGCCTGCCCGCTGCCAGCGGCATGAGCACGGCAGGCAGCAATGCCATGGGCACGGACTACTACTACCAGTACATTCGCAATGAGCTCTGTGTGATTTCTCGTGGCAGTTGGAGCAACGGCAGCAA